AGGGATTTTGTCTAACATTTCTACCGTGTAAATGGTGTAAAATCATACCCCCTTTATAGGCGGTAGTATATGACTGAGCACCGAGGTATAAATCTTTTGATAATTTATTAAATGCATTAACAACATTATTAATCATATTATTTCCATTATTTATAACTACTGCTATAAAATAAAAATCAATTTGATTAAATAATGATATTGATTTATTCACAGAATTAACTAAATTATCAAGTTCTACTCGGTCTAAATAATTAATATTTTTTTTAATACGTCCATTAAAAAATACGCTTTGTTTTGCGATTAATGTTGTTAATTTTGTTAATACTGAAATAATAGGATTTAATGAAGGGGTTTCAATTAAATTTTTATCAATGCGTTGATGAATGCTTTCTTGAGTTTGAGTTTGTATTTGTTGGACTGTTTCTAAAGGTATGGAACCAAATTTAAATTTATAATCTTCAACATTTTTATAAAATGTTGCATATTTCTTTGGTAGACTGTCTCCACTTTTTGGATATTTTACATATCCTGTAGTTATACTGCCATCTAGTTGCGTATGGTCATATTCTTTTATTATTGGTATTCCTTGACTTTTTGCATCATTAAATTCTTGTTGTTCAACTTTAAATAAACTCAGTTGTGCTGCTTGTCTATTTAAATCAGTAATGTCTACGTCTTCATATACAACTGGTTCTGGTTCTGGTTCTGGTTCTGGTTCTGGTTCTGGTTCTGGTTCTGGTTGTGCTTTTTTGACATCTGTTTGTATTTTTTTAATTTTGACTTTTATGGGGTTTTCTATTTGAACTGCTTCTTCTTTTTCAATATCAGTTAATAATTGTTCTTTTAAATCGTCAATTTCTGCATTAAGTAATTTTATATTTTCAAAAAGTTCGTGGGCTGTTTCATTTGAATCTGCTAGTTCTATATCAAGTTCATAATTCGTAATAGTCTCTTGAAGGTCGTGTATTCTTTTCCTTAATGCTTGCTGTTGTAGTAATCCAGAACCCATTAATTTAAAAGGTTGAAAAGTTCCTGTATCAATGCTTTTATGTAAATTTATTTGAGGTATTTTCATTGGTATATTTCCCAATTTGTTTGCTTCTGCTTCAATAGCATTATTAAAAGCTTCTTTAGTTGGTGCATATTTCATTTCTTTTTTTTTTGATTCATCTGTATAAGTTTTTAATTGTGATATGTTAGTGTTAATTTCATTTAATCCTAATAACATTTCATCAACAGCATCTTTTGGAGAGGTGCCTGTAGATGTGAGAGGGTCTTCGTTTGATTGTCTGTAAATATCAGATGCTTGTCTTTCGAAATTCATTATTTTTTTAGAAGCACTGACTATATTATTATTTCCAAATTCTAAATTTGCATAGTTAGGTAGACTCATTATATTAATAATATAATATATTATATTATTAATAATTTTTAAAAACTAAAATATTTTCTAAAAGAACTATTTTCTTTTTGCTTCTTTTGCTTCCCTCATTTTTCGTGCCCATTCTTTTGCTTCTGGACTTCCTTTTACAAGTCTACCCCCTTTTTTTCTTCCTAATGCTACAAGCATTTCTGGATTTTCCGCAATAGTCATAGCTGCTTTCTCAGCGAGTTGAGGGGCGTATTTTTCCGCCATTGATAAACCTTTTTTTAAAGTTTTTTTTAAATTAAATTTACCACCTTTTTTTCTTCCTAATGCTACAAGCATTTCTGGATTTTCCGCAATAGTCATAGCGGCTTTCTCAGCGAGTTGAGGGGCGTATTTTTCCGCCATTGATAAACCTTTTTTTAAAGTTTTTTTTAAATTAAATTTACCACCATCATATTCTTCATCACTTTCACTTTCATATTTTGGTTTCCTTCCTCTTCTTTTACGCCCCATTCCTAACGCCACAGGGACAGCATCCTCAGCGACAGTCCTAACAGCAGGCATTAAATAATTTGTTAATGCTTTTTCGCCATAATTTGATAATGCGGGAACAACAGATTTATTAACAACAGATGAAACCATATTTGGCGCATCTTTCATAAGAGTTTTACCCGTATCTTTTGCTAATTTCTTAAAAGTTTTACTGATATTTTTACCAATATTTCCACCAGTTCCTAAATTTCTATCATTTACGCCAGATGGTAGGGGATGGTCAGATAAAAAACGAATCCCGCCGAATAAAGTGTCAGGTTCAGTAAAATAATAAGGTTGAGGATAATTATCTATTGATTTTAATTTATTTTCTTGTATTTTTCTTAAAATTCTATGGTTATAATCTTCAAAACTACTTATCATATTATATAATATATAATATATATTTTTATTAAAATAAAATAAAAAAGATTTATAATATTTTCTTAGAAAAAACTTAAAAACAAAGGAAAGGTGTGGAAAACGTAGTTTTCTACTTCTACTTAAACATAATGTTTTCTAAGTCTACCACCGCTTGACCCAGACCCTGAAGAATACGCCCCCATAACAGATGATGCCATATCTCGTGCAGAGCTTAAATCTTTAGGTAGTCCTTTATAATGTTTTCCAATTAATCTCATAGCATTTGCCATAGAAGAATTTGAAAGAACACCACCAACAAATCTTTCATAAGATGCACTATCAGCTACGGGTACTTGTTCTTTGGTACTTAAAACCATTTCTTTTGTAAGGAGACCAGTCATAATTGTAGATGAACCAGCGATTGTAGAAAATATGCCTTCATTGCATGCGATGATTGTAATTTGAGGTTGAACAGCAAAAGGAAGATAATTCCTCACAAGAATATTCATTTGTAAGTTGAATTGACCAAGAGACCCACCCGCGAGTTCATCAGGAAGTCCTAATAATTCACTGTTAATAACAAGGATAGAACCAATAGTAGGAACATTTTTTCTTGTGTAAGTTGTTGGTATAACTTGTGCAGCAGTTGCGACACCTTGTTGAGCGTTGCTTGAAACAGCCCATCCTCGAAACTCTTCCCAAGTTTGAGTAGAACCAGAAGGAACAGCGATTTTACTGTAAAGTTCATATTGTGTTGCACTTGCGAAAATACCAGATTTATTGTTAAAATTAATTTGGATACCTTCAATAGAGCAGAAAGAATCAGTGTATGCAGGGTTTCTTGAACCCGTTGGTTCACCTACAACAATAATAAAACGAGATGGAATTTGATTTAATTGAATATTATTTGAAGTGATGGTTTGAGCAGCGGCGGTAGGTATATCCCCAGTATAAACAGCAGCAGGTAATCGGTCCGCGTTATTTGAACTTGTTATAAATCTTGGAAAATCGGTATATTCACAAACATTTCGAAGTGCAATCCTTGCACTTTGACTAGGATTTAATGATAGAAAATTGCATAATAAACGGGCATTAGTAAATAAAGCGACAGTTGTAGCCCTTCCCACGCCATCGACTGATGTTCCGCCTTGAATAGTTAAAGCGAATTTTGGAACTAATAAACCAGCGGTATTTGTGAAACTTTGAGCAGTTCTTAAAACTCTTTGAAGATTATTAATGTTGAAATTTAGAGTTAGAGTATTGATACCCATAAAACCAGCTTGATTTCCGTGTGGTAAGCAATTAAGGAACGGTGAAAGCATAATAGGTTCAGCAACAGATACTTTAATAACAACTTTAAATTTATTGGTTACAGTTGCGACTATTGATGAATTACTTACGAAAACCCCACCGACGTCGTATTGTTGAACAACACAAGATGCAGGGAAACTACCACGTGGAGCATATGCCCTATCAAACCCAGAATTAAAAGATGACCCAAGAGGATTAGAATTTGATTCTGTATTGTCATTTCCTACGACGGCATTATCAGCACCAACAGCACTAAATAATTTTACAGCATCTTTATAATCACCCCATAAATCATCAACCATTGCAGGAGTTGTTGAATTATATTTTTGAAGTTCTCTTTGACTGGTCATTCTTAACATTTGAGGTAGAATATCCCCAATATTAATAGATACTGAGCAGTTATTAATAGATGATTGAATAGTAGAAAAGCATTGAGTTAATGGAAAAGGTGCGAGCGATTCAGTTAATCCCCATTGCCATACATTTTGCCCAACCACAAAATTACCTATAGTTCCATCAGCATTATTTACACCATCAATATTTACTTGGAAACATAAATCACACGCTTGAAGAATAGATCTATCACAAACTATTGATTCACTCGGTATTTGTGCTTGATATGTAATAAGCGATGGAGATGCTGATAAAGAGGCGTATTGTTGGAACGTGTTATTCTGAGCGGATGATTTAACACCAAAAGACTCGACATCAGTTAAATTTTCAATGCGACTATCTAATATAAGAGCTGTTTTTAAAGAAGATGCCATTTTATTTATATATTATTACATAATATTTTTTTTTTAAAACTTTTTTTAATTTAATTTAAATTTAATTTATTAAATCTTATTTTTTCTTGGTAAACATAATTTTTATATTTGCACTTCCTTGAGGCGTTAGTCTAAACGGTATTAACTGTCCAAATCTGTTTTTCCAGTAAATTTGAATATCTACACTGTATAAAGGAGTATTTCCAATAAGTTCT